AAGAATTGTTAAAAGAGTCATAAATAAAGAAAAACTGTATTAAAAATGGCAATCACAAGGATATCAAGGTCTTTTAAGGACATTAGTCTGTCTTTTGAGCCACATCCTGTGACAAAAGATCTTCCTGTTCTTAAAAATGAGAGAGCAATTACAAGATCAGTGAGAAATATCGTTGAAACGATACCTACTGAAAAATTCTTTAATTCAGTGTTTGGTTCTGACGTATATCGTAGTTTATTTGATTTTGTAGACTTTGGTACTGCATCAATCATACAAGAACAAATCAAAACTTCTCTTCATAATTTTGAAAGAAGAATTAATAATGTAAAGGTTGAAGTAGAACCTCGTCCTGATAATAATGATTTTGAAGTTACAGTAATTTTCGATATTATAGGTCAAGAGTTTCCTACACAAGAGTTTTCATTCATTCTCGAAGCAACAAGATAAAAAATGCCAACAACAAAGTTTACAAATTTAGATTTTGATCAAATCAAAACTTCAATCAAAGATTATCTCAGATCAAACAGTGATTTTTCTGGATTTGACTTTGAAGGATCGAACTTTTCTGTATTATTAGATACATTAGCATATAATACTTACATTACTGCATTCAATTCAAATATGATTGTAAATGAGTCCTTTCTGGACTCTGCAACGCTCCGTGAGAACGTTGTTTCACTTGCACGTAACATTGGGTATATTCCTCGCTCAAGGTCTGCTGCAAAGGCAGAGGTATCTTTTAAATTAAGTGTTTCATCAAGTAATCCACCAGAAACAGTTGAACTTAAAAGAGGTTTAGTTTGTGTAGGTAGTGTTAACGATTCTTCTTTTACTTTTTCAATATCCGAAAATATTACAAAACAAGTAGTAAATGATGGCACTAATTTAAATCCAAATTATGTTGCTAATTTTGACAATTTAACAATTAGTCAAGGAACATTTTTAACAAAACAATTTAAATTTAATAATTCATTAGATCAGAAATTTATATTAGATAATTCCTTTATTGATACATCTACGATTCATGTATATGTGAAAAAAGATGGTGAAACTGGACTTGGATATGAATACTTCATATCAGATGATATAACTGATATAGATTCAACCTCTAGAGTATTCTTTTTACAAGAAGTTCAAGATGAGAAATATGAAATAAGATTTGGAGATGGGTTATTAGGTAAAAAATTAGGTGGTGGTGTTGAAAATGATGGAACAATTATAACTGTAGATTATATAACATCAGATGGTGTTGATGGTAATGGTGCATCATTATTTTCATTCTCAGGTAATTTAATTAATACATCAACAGGAAATTCAATTGATGTTATAGATACACCAAATGTTACAACTATATCTAAATCACAAGGTGGATCTGATATTGAACCAATAGATTCAATAAAGTATTATTCACCCAAAATATATTCATCTCAAAATAGAGCAGTTACACCAAGAGACTATGAAGTTATTATTAAAAAAATATTTCCCGAAACAGAATCAGTTGCAGTTGTTGGTGGTGAAGAATTAGATCCTCCTGAGTTTGGTACAGTACAAATTAGTATCAAACCGAAAAGTGCAGTATATATTTCAGACTTCACAAAATCTAGAATACTATCTCAATTAAAAAAATATAGTGTTGCTGGTATAAATCAAAAATTAATCGATCTAAAAATATTATATGTTGAACTTGATGTTTCCACATACTATAACTATTCTCAAGTATCAACTGAAGATACTTTAAAAAGTAAAATAATTAATTCATTAACGAAATATTCTCAATCAGTTAATTTTAATCGTTTTGGTGGAAGATTTAAATATAGTAAAATGTTACAAGTCATTGACAAAACTGATACAGCAATTACAAGTAACATCACAAAAGTGATTATAAGAAGAGATTTAAAGGCGACAGTTAATCAATTTGCCCAATATGAATTATGTTTTGGAAATCGCTTCCACATAGATCCAAATGGTTTTAATATAAAATCAACAGGTTTTTATATTCCTGGTGAATCTTCACCAGTGTATCTGACTGACATACCAAATGCAGATGGTCAAACCGGTGTTTTATCAATCGTAAAACCAATTGAAAATGGAGAAATAAGAGTAGTGAGTAAATCTGCAGGGGTTGTAGATTATATTCATGGTGAAGTTAAATTAACTACCATCAATATAATTTCAACTGTTAAAGATAATAACATCATCGAAGTTCAAGCATTTCCAGAATCGAATGATGTAGTGGGTTTGAGAGACTTATATCTCGAATTAAGTGTTTCAAAAAGCACCATAAATATGTTAAGAGATGTGATTGCATCTGGTGATGAAATATCAGGAACACAATTTGTAAGAGATTACTACACTTCAAGTTATTCAAATGGAAATTTAATAAGAGAATAATATGATACAAACAGGTATTGAATCGAGAGTAAAAATACAAGATATAGTATCTTCTCAACTTCCAAATTTTATTTTGGATGAGAGTCCGAAAACTGCTGATTTTTTAAAACAATATTATATTTCACAAGAATTTCAAAGTGGAGTAGTAGATGTTGCTGAAAACTTAGATCAATACTTGGATCTTGATAATTTAACACCTGAAATATTAACTAACAATTCTACATTATCAGTTGGTATTAGCACACAAGAAGTTGATACTGTTATAGTTTCAAGCACTAAGGGATTTCCAAATCAATATGGTCTTTTTAAAATTGATGATGAGATTATTACATATACTGGATTAACAACCAATACTTTTACTGGACTTACCCGTGGATTTAGTGGCATAACAAGTTATCATGCAGAATTAAACGAAGAAGAATTAATATTTTCAACATCAAATACTGGTGTACATACTGCTGGATCTTCTATTCAAAATTTAAGTTCATTATTTTTAAAAGAATTTTATAATAAATTTAAGTATACCTTTGCACCAGGTTTTGAAAATTTAAACTTTGATAAAAATTTAAATGCTGGAAACTTTTTAAAAGAAATTAAGTCGTTCTATGAAACAAAAGGAACAAATGATGCAATCAAAATATTATTTAGAGTATTATATGGTGTAGATCCAAATATATTAAATTTAGAAGATTTACTTTTAAAACCATCTGCAGCAGAATATTTAAGAAGAGAAACAGTTATTGTAGAAATATTATCAGGAAATCCTATCGGGTTAGTTGGTCAAACAATTAAAAAAATTGAAAAAATTAATGACCCTGAAACTCAAGCATCAGTTTCTGAGGTTGAACCATTTACAAGACAAGGTAAGCAATATTTTAAATTCTCACTATTCATTGGATATGCAAGTGCTTCTTTGGTTGAAGGTAATTTTAAAATAACACCAAGTAGTAAAAGTATTGAAAATGTATCTATAGGATCATCAGTCATAACTGTGGATTCAACTGTTGGATTTTCAACAAGTGGTGAAATTATATCAGGTATAAACACAGTTTCTTATATTGATAAAACAATAAATCAATTTTTAGGATGTAGTGGTATAACTTCTTCAATTTTACCATCAGATAGTGTGCATTCTAACGAAATATATTTTGGTTATGAGGAAGGTGATTTAAATAAAAAAGTTGAATTTAGAATTACTGGTATACTATCAAAATTTAACCAAACATCAGAAAACATTGTAGTCTCTGAGGGAGACATAATGTCTGTTAAAAATTTGGGTGTTAAAATACCAAATTCTTCAATTAATAAAACCAACAGAGAAGTATTTGCAAATTCATGGATTTATAATACATCATCATTTTTTGAAATTGATAATATAAGTTCATCAGTAGTCACATTAAAAAGTATAGTTGATAGGTCTACTTTAAAGGTTGGTGATTTTGTTGAGATCGTTGACAGAAATAATCCAAGCATTGTTATCTTTCCATCACCCAGTGATTCACAACCGTATGTATCTGTGATAAATGATACTTTGACAATAACAGTAGAAAATTTAGACTCTGGTAGTTGGTATGATTCAAATGTAAGATATAATGTAAGAAAAAAATTAAATAAACCAAATAGTGTCAATGTTCCTATAAGTTATGATAATATTGCATCAGATGTATCTAATGTATATTTTGATGAAGATAGTGGTTATGCTGCATCTAACTCTTTACCATCTGCAGTAAATAGTAGTTTACCAAACACACCTTTCTTTGAAAATATTGATTTTCAATTGAATCAAGTCACATTGGCAACCAATGGTTTGCAAGATTTGAATGGTGTTACAGGAAAGTATAAATCTTTAAAAGTATCACAAACTGCTGCTAATATTAATCTTTTAACTGGTGATAGAATTTTTTATGAATCTAGTGGTAATACTTTTAATACAATAGGAAGTGCTGTTGGAATTGATACTGGATCTTATTTTATTGAAATAGTTGATAAATCACAACAATTAATTAGATTATATACATCACGTTCATTTATTCCAAGTGGTTCATCTTTGGAATTAGATTATCCTAAAGATGCTGATGGTAATGTAATTGCAGAAACTCATTCATTTACATTATATTCACAAAGATCAAAAGAAATACAACCCAAAAAATCATTTAAAAAATTCTTACTTACTCCAAATATAAAAAATGGTGGAGTTGATGAAACTATACCAGGTACTATTGGTAAGTTAATAAATGGTGTTGAAATATTCAATTATAAAACAAATGATAAGATATATTTTGGTCCTGTAAGTAAATTAAATTTATTATCTGGTGGTAGTGGATATGATGTAATAAATCCTCCGAAAATAGAAGTATCCACAGGTATAGGTACAACTGCATTAGCTCAACTATGTGTAAAAGGTAAAATAGTTGATGCCTTTATTGATCCGCAAGATTTTGATATTGATAGAGTAGTTTCAATTGGTATAACTGGTGGAAATGGAACAGGAGCTGTTTTAGAACCAATAATAGGTAAAAGATCAAGAGAGATAACATTTGATGCAACAGCATTTACATCTGCAAAACAGACGGGTGTTGGAAATGCTGATGGTGATTTAACTATTCTTACATTTAAAAATCGTCATAATTTAAATGTAGGTGATAGGGTTATTTACAATTCAAATAATCAAGCATCAATAGGACAAATCAGCGGTACTTTAGTATCAAATCAAGAATATTTTGTAAGCATAGTTAATGATAAGAGTATTCGTTTCTTCCAATCTCAAAATCAAGCATTTAGTTCTGTAAGTGCTGCGAGTGCAGTTGGTCTGAGGCATACAGCAGGAGGTCAGCAAAGATTAATTGTTGGATCTGTTAATAATACTATTTTAGGTGTAAATGTACTTGCACAGGGTGAGGGATATGAAAATAGAAAATTATTTGTACAACCAGTTGGCATATCTACAATCTTTAACACAATTACCTTTGGAAATCACAACTTTAAGGATAAAGATAAAATTGTATATGAACATCCTGTAGGAACTGCATCAACAATTGTTGGATTATCAACTTTACCAAATCAACAGTATATTGTAACAAAAATTGATAATAATTCTTTTAAATTATCTGACGCTGGTATAGGTGGTACGTCATTATCAAATTTCGATGAAAATAAATTTGTTAATTTAAAATCAACAGGTATAGGTACTCAAACATTTAAATACCCAGATATAGTAGCAACTATAGAATACGTAGGAATTAAAACCGCAACTAATTTAACAGCAGGTGATAAGGTTAGTGCAACAATTACACCAGTTGTGAGGGGTGAATTAAGTGATATTTATTTGTATGAAAAGGGAACAGGATATGGATCTACAATTTTAAATTTTGAAAATAATCCAGTAGTAACAATTAAAAATGGATCTGGGGGAACACCTCCAGAATTAAAACCAATAATTAATACAACAACCGGTGGTATATCAACAATTTCGATTGGTAATACTGGATCTGGTTATTTCTCTACACCAAATATTGAAGTAGTTGATAGTTTAGGAATTGGAAATGGTGCTAAATTAAGAGTAATAATGAACACCGACTTAAGTGGTGATTTAACTGGTTCAATTTCTGCTATTGAAGTTGTATCTGCAGGTATTGGGTATTCGGAATCAACAACGTCAATACGTGTAACTTCATCAGGGGTAGGAGCAGTTATTAATGCGAAAGTAAGAAGTTTAAATGTCAATAATAACTTAAAGTATGGAAATTCTAAAAATCGTTTAGAGGAAAATGATAATATTCTTCAGAATGTTGTTTGTGGTTACTCAACAATTCCTTTTAATGATAATGAATCTAATGTATCAAATATTATTGGATGGGCATATGATGGAAATCCAATTTATGGTCCTTTTGGGTATACAGATCCTGAGAAAAAAACAAATGATTTTAAAAAATTAGTAAGTGGATATCAAGTAAATACTTCCTCCGTAATTGATAGACCTACTGGTTTTGCTGATGGATTTTTTATAGAAGATCATATTTTCAAAAATAACGGTGATTTGGATGAATTTAATGGTAGATTTGAAATAAATAATGATTATCCAAATGGAATTTATGCATATCATGCAACAATTGATTCATTAAATAATCCTACATTCCCATACTTTATTGGAAATAAATTTAAATCGAGAGTTATTGAAGATAATTTTAAACTCGACCAATCATTTAATTTTTCAAATTCTAGTTTAAGAAGAAATACGTTACCATATAATGTTTCTGATAGTACTGCAGGTAATGATTTTATCACTGAAGCAAATGAAATACAAACACAAATAATTGAAATAGAGACTGTAGAGTCTGGATCAGTTAATAAAATTGAAGTTATTGAGAGTGGAACAGATCAAAAAGTAGGTGATGTTTTAAACTTTGATAATACTGGAACAGGTGGTGATGGTCTCATTGCTAAAGTTTCATCAATTAAGGGAGAATTTATTTCATCTATCACAACAGATACCTTAACTTATGATAATTCGGTTATTGTGAAGGAAAGTGAAGATAGTTTAAGAATTATTCCACCAAATAATCATAATTTATCAAATCAAGATTTAGTTATAATATCCGGACTTACATCATCTCTTTCAAGTGTAAATGGATCATATATTATTGGTGTAACTTCATTAACATCTTCTACAATTTCTACTATCACTGCGAATGCAGGTGCTGCAACAACAGAAATTTACATATCAGATATTTCTTCTAATATTTCTATTGGTAATAGTGTTGGAATTGGATCAGAAATTGTAAAAATATTAAACGTATATGATGAACCAAATATAATTACAGTTCAAAGAGGAGTACCAGGAATTTCACATTCTATATCTACACCTCTTTATATAATACCAGATTCCTTTACAATACAAAAATCAGTTGATAATTTTAATTCAAAAAGAAATCAAAAAGTATTTTTCAATCCATCTAAAGCAGTTGGATTTGGAACAACTGCTGGTGGATCAAGTGTAATATCATTTTCTTTTGGAAATACAAGATCTAGTCGTGCAATACCAAATAAGGGAATTTATTTAGAAAATCATCCTTTTGTTACAAATCAAAAATTATCAGTTGCACTGGATGGTGGTAATATTGGAATATCTAATACTGCATTGAGTACGATATATGCAATGCCATCAACAGTATTTGCAGTTAAGAAAAATACTAATATTATCGGTATTAAAACAGGAATTGGAACTGATTCAAGTGGTAATCAATTCCCCGAAGTATTCTTTAGAAGCATTATAGGTGGTGGTGGTGATAGTGACAAATATTCTTTTGAAACTAATTTTGTTCAACAGAAAGTAAATGTAAAAAATATAAAAAATACTGTCACATTAGGATCTAGTTTTCATCAATTAAGAGATAATGATGAGATTACTTTAAGTGTAAAACCCAATATATCAGTAGGATTAGGAACATTATCACAAGTTTCATTGAAAAGAGATAGTTCAAAAGGATATCTTTTTGTAGATTCTGTTGAATGTTTGACATCAGGTATTAAAACTACAGATGATCAGACAGGATCAAATCAATTCACATTAGAAAATCATAATTTTGTAACTGGACAGAAAGTAAAACATTTTGCAACATCAACTCCTGTAGGTTTAGGTAATAGTGAATATTTTGTGAGTGTTATTGATAATAATAAATTTAAATTATGCGATTCTTTTATAAATGCAACTATTAATCCACCAAAAGAGATTGATATAATTTCAACAGTAGGAATTTCTACTTTACACACATTTTCAAAAATTAACCCACAATTTATTGTTGAAAAGAATAATAATTTAGTAATTGATACATCTGATACTTCATTGAGTGGATATAAATTTAAAATTTATCATGATAAGAACTTTGTAAATGAATTTGTATCAACAGGATCTAGCACAGGATTTAATGTTCCAGTAGGGATCATAACTGAGGGTCTTACAGGATCTAAGTTTACAATTGGATTTGGTAATAGTTTACCTGACAAATTATACTATAATATTGAAAAATTAGGTATTGCAGCAACTGCAGATACTGATGTTCAAAACTATTCTGAAATACAGTTTGTAAATAGCAATTTAAACGGAACATTTAAAATTTCAAATGTTGGTGTAAATACATTTACCTTCAACAGTTTGAAAGAACCACAAAGAACAATTCATACTTCTACAAATTGTGATGATTTAACTTATAGTACAACTTCTGGTATTGTTACAGGTGCGATTAACTCAGTTAATATTGTTACTGGAGGATCTAATTATAAAAAACTACCATCATTCACAAGTGTAGGGGTAACAACTGTTAAGGATGTAAATGTTTTACCAAAATCAACAACAATTGGAAATATTAAAAAAGTAAGAATTATAAACGAAGGATTTGAATATGCCTCAGATAGCACATTACAACCAGAAGCATTAATACCTTCTTTTGTACAACTTAAAGGATCTAAGAGAATTTCAAGTGTTGAGATAGTTAATGGTGGTAGTAATTATGTAAATTCTCCAAGATTACTTGTAATTGATACTGAAATAGGAACACCTTTTCCAGATAGTGCATTGAATGCAATATTATCAGGATCATCTATAAACAGTGTACAAATAGAACAATCACCAACTGGTATATCAGTAGGTAATGTGAATTTAGTTGCTATTGATAATACAAATGGTGTAAGTATTCAAAAAGTTAATTCCACTCTTGGAATATCAACATTTACACTTTCAATAACAACACCAGCTACTGGATATAATCCTAAACCTTTTGCAATAGGTGATTCAGTTTTCATAGAAGGATTACAAAAAGTAGGAACTGCAGGATCTGGATTCAACTCTTCTGATTATGGATATAAACTTTTAAGAGTGTCTAATTATGAAACTGGTGGAACTTTTGATAAAGTAACTATTGATGTATCCGAGTACTCAACAAATACCGGAATTGCAGTAACTGATGTTGCTTCATTTGGATCATTAATTAATTCAAAAAATTATCCATCATTTAATTTAAATCTAGTAGAAGAAGGTTTTACTATTGGAGAAAAAATTATAATAAATGATATTGAAAGGGATTTAACAGTAACTGATTCTGGAGAGAATTTTGTCAAGTTGATAGGTTTATATGAATTGCAAAATGGTGATAATATTATTGGTGCAATATCTAGAAATCAAGCAAGAATTCAAAATGTAATTAAAAACCAAGGACAATTTGAAGTTAATTATTCATTAATTAAAGATCTTGGGTGGGAAACAAATGTAGGTAAACTTAATGAAGATATACAAGTATTATCTAATAATGATTACTACCAGAATTTATCATATTCAATACAAAGTCCAATTACTTGGAATGATTTAAAAAGTCCAGTTAACAATTTAGTTCATACAGCAGGATTTAAAAATTTCTCTGATACAGGAATAACGTCATCTTCAAGTGCGTTTCCAATTGGAGGACAAGCGAGTATTTCTATATTTTTAGATATATTACCATCATTTATTGAAAAGGTTAGAGTTGATAGTTTATATAATTTTGATAATGCGAGAGATACATTTGTAGGAGTGGGTGCTACAGATTTAGTTATTGATAGATCAACTTCAAAATATATTCAACTACAAAATATTAATATAACTGATTTTATAGAAGCAAGAACTAATGATGTAATAAACATTGATGATATAAGTTTCAAGTATTCTAATTTAGAAAGTGATCCAAACATATTCACAGATATATTGCAAGTTCAATCTGGAGATAGTTTTAATAGAATATTAGTATTGACCAAAAATCTAGATAATACACAAAATGAGATAGCAGAGTTAATTATTTTAAATAATGATAGTGGTGTATATCTTCTTGAAAAAAATAAATTAAATACTGAAAATGCAGATTTCACAAAGTTTGAAATAGAAAATATATCTAGTAAAGATTTTTTAAGGTTCACACCTACTGATGAATTTAAATTTGATGTTGATTATGATATTAAAACACTTCAATCTAAATTCAATTCGACTCTTACAGGTATTGGCACAAGTTCATTTGGATTAGCGAATATAAGTGGATCTGTTGTTGGTGTGGCAAGCACAACTGCAGCAGCAGGTATTACTTCATCAATTATATCAATAGCATCAACAGTCTCTGACAGTCTTTATGTCGCTACTCAGGTTACAGATACTGTGACTAATGAGATGAACTATGTTGAAACATTAATTGCTCACGATGGAACAGATACCTCTATGTCAGAGGCATTCTTTGATACAAATCAAGGATCATTTAGTTCTAATTTCATTGGTTCTTTTGGTGCTTCACTTTCAGGTGGTGTTTTATCTTTTGAAATTACTAATAAAGAACCAAACCCCATACGAGTAAGATCAAGTATAATTGGATTTGGTTCTACCGGAGCTGGTATTGGGACATATAGATTCTTAGCATCAGGTCAAGAGGATGGTAGTGAAAGAACACAACTTGTAGAGTCAAAATTTGATGAGCAAATAGGTATTAGCACGATTGCAACTCTCAGTAAAGATCTATTTCTTGGTTTGAAGGCGACTGCTCATGTTGCAACTGCTACATCTGAAGCATTACATCAAGTATTTTTAATTCATGATAACACTGATATTATTATAAACCAAAGTGAATTTTTATCTGTGGGTAGCACATCAGGTATTGGAACATTCCACGCTAGATTTGTAAGTGATGATTTTGTATTAGAATTTGTTCCTGATAATCAAAATGGAATTACAACTGTCAGATCTTTAAATGAAGTTTTCTATAAATTATCTGATGAAAAATCTCAATCAGGATTAGTGAATAATCCAGTGCCAATAGATATTGGAAAATTAACTCAAACAGGAGATATTGCTTTCTATAATGCAATTAATGGAAATAGAATTAACAGAAGAAATTTTGAATTAACAAGTAATAACACTCCAATTTTTGCTAAAACTTTTGATCCATCAAATACTTCTATGGTAAATTTTGGAACTGGTAAATTTACAATAAAAGATCATTTCTTCAGAACAAATGAAGAATTAATTTATACACCACAAGCATCGTTTGTAGGGGTGGGTTCAACACCTATGATGTACAAACCATCTTCAGGAAATATTGATACATTACCAACAACAGTATTTGCAATTAAAGATAGTGATGACGTTTTCTCAATATCAACAACAAGATCAGGAACTGCTGTCACATTTATGAGTGCAGGAGAGGGTAATAATCATCAGTTTGAAATGTCTAAGGGTCTTACAAAAGCACTTATCACAATTGATGGATTAGTTCAACATCCTATTGCTCAAACAAATTTAGTTTATCAATTAGCAAATAACGGTGGATCAATTGGAACTGCTTCCACAATATTCAGTATGAGTGGTATCTCAACTATTAATATTGAAAATTTATTAAAGATTGATAATGAATTTATAAGAATTACTAATGTTGGATTTGGAACAACAAGTATAGGACCAGTTAGTGGATTAGGAACATTCCCACTAATTCAAGGACAAAGAGGGTATGTAGGAAGTTCTGCTACAAATCATAGTGATTTTACTAATTCGATTATATTCAAAGGTGCATATAACATTGCTGGTAAAGAAATACACTTTACTGAAGCACCAAGAGGTAATAATAGAATTGATTTAGATGAGTCTAACTTACCACCTGCCAGATCAGACTTTGAAGGAAGAGTATATTTCAGAAATAATTATGATACAAATATATTATATGATAATATCTCAAATCAATTCACAGGAATAGGTCAGACATTTGATTTAACTACTGGTGGTATTGCGACTTCTGGTATTGGGCAAGTAGGTGGAAATGGAGTATTGTTTATTAATAATATTTTTCAAAGACCAACTACTGATAATAATTCAGATGGTAACTTCAATATTGCCGATGTTGGAAGTGCCACAACAATTACATTTACAGGTATAACAACTATTGCGGATGGAAATATTATTATTAATGAATCTGACATTAATCAAAATGATTTACCAAGAGGTGGTGTAATTGTATCTCTTGGATCAACTGGTGGATTAGGATATGCTCCTTTAGTTCCCGCAAAAGTAAAACCCCAACTTACAGGATTTGGAACAATTACTTCATTAGTTGGAGTTGCATATAGTGGTGCAGTAAATGGTATTACGACTGCTTCTTATGACCATTTAACTGGGCTTTTAGATATTACAACATCCAATAAGCATAATCTAAGAGTAGGATATAATGATGAGGTAATATTGTCTAGACTAGAGTTTAGTTGTGCTGCTCCTCATGCAGGTGTAACAACCACTTTCTTCCCTGATGGAACTATAGGTGATAGATTCTCTGTTGTTTCAATAGCATCTACAAATACATTTACAACTCAGGTTGGAACCAGCACGATTCCTCATACTTATGTTGGTGGAGGAATTTCTAGAGAATGGTTCGGTGATCTAACATTCGGTTCTGGATATAATACTGTATCAGTTGCAGCATCAGTATTTGATCCTGGTTACGAACACGTATTTGCAAGTGCATCTACAAATGCAGTTTCTGTGACTGGTGGTGGTAGTGGACCGTTCACTCCAACTGATGCAACATACGACCCAGTTACAGGTGATTTAGTTCTAGTCATTAGTGGTGCTGGAATTCAAACACATGGGTTAACAATCACTGATACAGTTTCAATTGCACCAACGTCGATTTCATTCACTTGTTCAAAAGATAATTTTAGATCAAATCACGCTTATCCAAGATCAACTGACCCTGTTGCAGGAATAGCGACAGCAATCACAAGCACCACTACAAATTCAATCACAGTGAATGTAGGTAAAAATGTTGGTACTGGTGCTGTGGTTAGTGCAACAGTAGGAGTTGGTGGTACACTCATATTCAGCGTTTCAAATGGTGGTACAAATTATAAAGAACCTGAAATATTCGTACCAAGTCCATCCTATGATGATATGTCTATTGTAGGGGTTTCAAGATTAGGTCTTGGTTCAACAACAGATACTGGAGTTGGTGTTTTAATAAGTGCAGATGTAAATGTATCTGGTGTTCAAGCAGGTATTGGATCAACTCTGTTTAGTGTTAAAAACTTTGAACTATCAAGAACTGGTTATAATTTCAGAAAAGGTGATAAATTTACACCAGTTGGTTTAGTAACTGATAAAAACTTACCCAAACCAATTTCTGATTTCATACTTGAAGTAACAGAAGTTTATGAAGATAATTTTGCATTATGGCAATTTGGGGAGTTAGATTATATTGATTCGATTAAAAACTTACAGGATGGATCAAGAGTAACATTCCCATTATTATATAATGGTGAATTATTGAGTGTTCAAGTCGATCCTACTTCAGATATTATTGCTCAGAATTTACTTTTAATATTTGTAAATGGTGTTGTGCAAAAACCAGGTATCAATTACGAATTTGAAGGTGGAACAACATTCTCATTTAAGACTGCTCCAACAGAAAACGATGAAATTGCCGTTTATATCTACAAGGGAACAAATAATGTTGATTCAGTTGTTAATACTAGTGTTGATAAAGTGATAGAAGAAGGTGATGAAGTACAATTGGTTAAAATAAATGGAATTAGCACTTCAGTAAGTCAAGATAACAGAACTGTCTTTAATTTAACATTAAAAGATAGGTTTGAAACTAATCTTTATACTGGTGAAGGTGTTGACGCAAATAATTTCAGACCTATGCATTTGTACAAACAAAAAGTTGATAAAATCATAGGTTCAAGAGTTGTTCCTAAAACTAGAGATTCAATTGAACCTCAAATTTATCCTACTGCTAAAATAATATCAGACATTACTACAAGTAATACTTTAATATATGTTGATAATGCAGATTTCTTTAATTATGAAGATGAAGGAAGTCCTGAAGTTGATGCAAAAATTATTTCAAATACACCACAACCTTTAATTGGCATCACAACATTAACATCAACGATTTCTGTTGGTGGCACAGTGTCTGGACTGACAATAGTGGGTGGAGGAAGTGGTTTTGCAAGTGCTCCTTCATTATCAATCAGTGCTCCACCAACTGTAGGTGTTGGAGTTGGTACAACAGCTACCGCTACGTTAACAATAACTAATGGTATAATAGATGGGTTTGCAATTACAAATCCTGGTTTAGGATATACAGTTGCTCCAAGTGTTCTTGTACAATCTCCTACTACTGTATCTGAAGGAATTACATCAATTACGTCCATTAGCGGTTTCTCAGGAATCGTGACTGGGATTAGACAAAAAACAATATCTGGAATTGCTGCCCTTCAATTTAATTTAAAAAGACCTGATGGTGTCGGAAATTATACCGGTCTAAGTGCAGGTGATTATATCTTTATCAATAATACACGAGTCGGTCATGGTGTTACATCTAAAAATGAGACTGGTGTATCTGTTGTCTCTATTGGATCAACATTTGTTGATAATGTATATCAAATTCAACAAATTAGTAATGTGGGAGTTGCAGGTTCTATTATGGCACATGCAACAATGAGTGCAATTGATCTGACTTTAGATGTAACTGGTGAAAATTTAAATCTAGGTAATTTCTCTTGGGGTAAATTAACATCGCTAAATAGAAGCTCTACTCCTATTTCAATAGGTGTTACAGGATTAACTGTTGATTCAGGTTTATCCACTTTCCCAACAATTCAGAGGTCGGGTGGGGATTATACATTGAGAAATACAGGTGCTTTACCTAAAACCTCATAAACTGTTATAAATATATAAAAAACTATAAATATGCCAGCCGTAGTTACAGATCAATTTAGAATATTCAATGCAAATAATTTTGTTGAGTCATTATTGAATTCATCAAACTCTTATTATGTATTTTTAGGATTGTCGAATCCAATAAGCGTTGCGCCTGGTTTTGGTAGAACCACAACAGCAAATTGGCCGTTAAATCCTTTAGATAATTTTCAATACTTATCACATTATAGAGATACAACATTATTTGGTAAAAAAATATCATCAGCAAATGTTAGAAGAGTAGTTAAGAAAAATACTTGGGTTGCAAACACAAGATATGACATGTATCGACATGATTATAGTGCAATCAACCAATCTCCTAATTCTCAAAGCACTAATCTATATGGTTCAAATTATTATGTCGTCAATAGTGATTTGAGAGTTTATATCTGTATAGATAATGGATCTTCTGGTGCACCTGGTTCCGATACTGCAAAAGGAGGAAATTCATTAGATGAACCAACATTTACTGATACTGAACCATCAGCAGCAGGGACAAGTGGTGATGGATATATTTGGAAGTATCTTTATACTATATCACCAAGCGATATTATAAAATTTGACTCAACTGAATTTATATCATTACCTAATGATTGGCCAACTTCAACTGATAATCAAATACAGACAATAAGAGAGGCTGGAGATTCACGAATAAATAATAATCAAATTAAAAAAGTTTACATCGATGATAGTGGTAGTTCTGTAAGCAGTTCTTATCAAGAGGGTGAAACAACTGTTGATATACTTGGAGACGGGAGTGGTGGAGAAGTATCAATAACAGTTGATTCGAATGGTAAAATAACTAAAACAACAGTTACTAAAGGTGGTCAAGGATATACTTATGGTGTTGTTGATTTAGGACCAATTCAAACAAAGTCAACAATTAATGAAGTTGATAGAGCAAAACTAATCCCAATAATTCCACCATCAAGAGGACATGGATTTGATCTATATCTTGAACTTGGTGCAGATAAAATTTTAATTTATACTAGATTCGATGACTCATCTCCTGATTTTCCAACAACAACAAAATTTTCTCAAGTTGGAATAATTAAAAATCCAGAGCAGTTTTCAAATAGATCAGTATTCAGTGGTATTAATTTTTCTTCTGCGTTTGGTCTTAAATTAGCATCAAATCCAGCAACTACACCATCGGTAGGTGATATCATATCCCAAGGAACTGCAAAGGGATATGTAACATCATATAATACTTCCACAAATGTTTTGAAATATTCAAGAGATAGATCTTTATATTTTGGAAATAAAAATGATCAAACAGATTATGTTGGTGTTAGTTCAGCAAGTGAGATAAGTATATTTTCTCAGACTAGTGGAAATGTTGATCCACTTGGAGTTGGAATATCAGCGTTTAGTGGGAGCACAGTAACTTTAAACAATAAAGTGGTTGGTTTAGGTGTTACCTTCACAGGAGGACTCGCAAATCCTGAGATAAATAAACAGACGGGTGATATAATCTATATTGATAATCGTGCCTTAGTAACAAGGGACGCAAGGCAAAAAGAAGACGTTAAAATCATTCTGGAATTCTAAAACAAATGGCACAAAAATCAAACTTAAATGTAAGTCCATACTTCGATGACTTCGATTCAGATAATAATTTTTATAAGGTATTATTTAATCCAGGATTTCCGGTTCAGGCAAGAGAATTAACAACTTCTCAGTCAATATTACAAAATCAACTCGAAGATTTTGGTAGTCATTTATTTAAAAATGGATCAGTAGTTATACCAGGTAATTTAGTATACGATAGTAGATATCATGCAGTAAAGTTAAATCCAACAAATTTTGGAATAGACATATCAATTTACATCAATAGTTTTGTAGGCAAGACCATAACTGGTAAAATATCTAATGTAAGTGCAACAATCGAAAAGGTAGCACTTCCCTCAATTGATCCGGTAGATGATATAACTATTTTTGTTAAGTACATTGATGGAAATGATGATTTTGAAACAAGTTCATTCTTAGATGGAGAAGCATTAACTTGTGATGAAAATATAACTTACGGAAATACAACCATTCAAGCAAATACAGATTTTGCTGGTTTAATTAATGAAGGTGCAACCTTTATTGGATCTGCTGCTTCAATCGGTAAAGGTGTTTATTTTATCAGAGGTTACTTTGTAAATGTAACACAACAAACAATAATTTTAGATTACTATACAAATACTCCAACTTATAGAGTCGGATTAAAGATTACAGAATCATTTGTAGGTGCAAAAGATGACTCATCATTATATGATAACGCAAAAGGATTTACTAATTTTGCTGCACCAGGTGCTGATAGATTAAAAATAACATTAACACTCACTAAAAAATTAATTACAGATTTAGATGATACTGATTTTGTAGAATTACTTCGTGTTGATGGTGGTAAATTAAAGAAAATACAGACAAAAACAAGATATAATTTAATCAAAGACTATATTGCAGAAAGAACATATGATGAGTCAGGAAATTATACAACAAAGGCATTTATACCTTCATTACATAACTCTTTAAATGATAAACTTGGTAGTAATGGTATCTTCTTGGATGATCAAAAAACAGATGATGGCAATACTCCATCAGATGACTTAGCAGTAATCAAATTGTCACCAGGTAAAGCATATGTCAGAGGTTATCAGGTAGATAAACCATATACTTCAATTGTTGATGTAGAAAAACCAAGAGATACTCAAGAAATAAAAAATGTTACTGTGCCATTTAAAGCACCGAATACATTAACAGTTTTTAATGTGACTGGAGTACCAAAAAATGGTGAGATCGTAGAACTTTATAAAGCAAACACAACTCAATCGGCCGCTGAAAATATTGGTAGTGCAAGAGCATATGGATTTAATTTAAAAGATGCTGCGTATGAAGATGATACAACTAAATGGGACTTACATTTATATGATATCCAAACAAGAACAGACTTGATATTAAACAGAGATATTACTGAATCTGAAATTCCAGTATCATCATTCATTGTTGGAAAAAGTAGTGGTGCTGTTGGATTTTCTGCAGAAACATCCGCTTCCTTTAGTAAATTGAAACTAACTCAAACATCTGGTAAATTTGTAAGGGGTGAGCAATTACAGGTAAATGGTGTTGATTTTCAGGTTGGTGTTGGAACTGTTATCACATTTGGCATAAACGATATAAAATCTGTTAGACAGGCAGATGTCACCGACTTTCCAACTTTCTTTGCAAGAACTGTTCTTCAAAAGGCACCCTTACCTAATGGTGTTAGTGATATTATTATTAATGGCTCAGGTATTGCAACCGCTACAAACTCTGTGAATGGTGGTTTTCTTGGTTTGAAAAGTCATGATACAATCATGTATGATAATCCACAATATGATGAGCAGGTACAGAACATAATAGGTTCTGTTTCTGATACAGGTAAAACTGCCGTTTTACAAGCAACTGCAGTCGGAACTGGAGTTACTAATGTATTTACTGGTCAATTACCAGTAGGATCTTCAGCAGCGATATTTAAAGCATTTTTAGGAATTCCAGTAATTCGCACAAGTGAAACTGGTCTTCTTGCACCACTTCCAGATCAAAATATTTCTTCTGTAGGTTTAGATAGGTCTAATATATTAATCAACAGACAACTTACTGGTGAAGCGGTATCTGGTAATGATTTGGTTATAAACACATCTCAATTAACAGGTATATCAAGTGCATCATGGGCACCATTTGATGAAGAGAGATATTCAATTCACTATCCTGATGCTTATGCTTTAAATTCAGGAACTGGAACTGGACCAGAAATGCCAGGTGATAGATCTAATGGAAAAATTACAAATGATACTTTTACATTAGCAGCAAATGAAATTACAATTTCAGGATTATCAAATCATGGTTCAGGTATCGTTGTAAATACAACTGCTCAGAAAAACTTTATTCAGAGTAAATTAAAAACATACAATCGTAGTGAAAAATTAGTTGTTAATAAATCAAAAAATAGTACTTCAGGTGTTACTACAGCACTTGGTGATGGTACAACAGCACTTTCTGATGGATTATTATTCAATAAATTCTTTGGTTTAAGAGTTCAAGATGAAAAAATATCTTTAAATCGTCCAGATGCTGCTAAATTAATCGCAGTATATGAATCTGTAGATGGAGCAACTCCTACATTAGATAAATTAAAATTTAGTGCCTCTGTTGGAGTTTCCTTAAACTGTATAGTTGGTGAAAATATAATTGGTTCTGAATCCGATGCAATCGCAAGAGTTGTTTCCACAAATGCAGATGGGGATCCAAATAGTTTAGAAGTAGTTTATTTAAACGATTCGATATTTACTGTAGGTGAATTAGTATCTTTTGATGAGTCTAATATTGAGACATCAATAGAAACAATCACATTAGGAGTTAGAAAAGATTTAACAACATCATATAAACTTGATAAGGGTCAAAATAAAGAATTTTATGATTATTCAAGTATAGTAAGAAATCAAGGTGTTCCAGAACCAACTAAACCACTATTGGTAATTTTTGATCACTACACAGTGCCGACTGATGATTCAGGAGACGTATTTACTGTATTAAGTTATGATGATGAAAGATATGCAACAGACATACCAGATATTGATAATACATTTAGAGCGTCGGATACTTTAGATTTTAGACCAAGAGTAGATGTATTTTCAAGCACAGAAAAATCTCCATTCGATTTTCAATCAAGAGCATTTACTAGTGCTTCAAATATCTTCTTAAAGGTTGATGAAGGTTCAACTTTAGATTATGAATACTATCTTCCTAGAATTGATAAACTATATTTAAACACAAAGGAAGAATTTATAGTTGAAAAAGGTGTTTCTGCAAGATATCCAAAACCACCACAAAAAAGTGAAGGTTTATTAGAGATTGCTCAGATATCATATCCAGCATATCTTTATAATCCACAGGATGTAAAATTTAAATTGATTGATAATCGTAGATATACGATGAGAGATATTGGTAATATTGAAAATAGAGTTAAAACCTTAGAAACTACAACATCTTTAACACTACTTGAATTAGATACAAAAACACTTCAGATACAAGATGCAGAGGGTAGAAATAGATTTAAGTCTGGTTTCTTCGTAGATGATTTTTCTACAACTAATTTTATGAATAAAGCATTTACCTCTGCAGAGATAAATCCAAATAATAATGAATTAGTTCCAGTTAGATCAAGAAATGCAATCAAACTTGATTTAGCACCAGCAGATTTAAATAATAATTCTGGTAACTTCCCATTAATTGATTCAAATTTACAAAAAACAGGAAGAGCAGTAACTTTAAAATATGATGAAGTTGGTTGGTTAGAACAAACATTTGCAACGACTGTAGAGAATGTAAACCCATTCCACGTAGTTGTATATACTGGAAATCTTGTTTTAGATCCAACAAATGATGTTTGGACAAGAACAGTTCAATTGGAAGATAAAAATATAACAACAACTCGTAATAATGAGGTTGATTTAGACCAAAATATTGATCTAAGTCGTTTCAACTTTACAGATGTTAATTTCAATAACAGAAATAGAAGAGTTGCAGATGGTTCTAGAAGAGGAACAACATCAACATCAACAAGAATTAATGAAGGTAGAAATAGACAAATTGATGTAAATGAAACAAGTAGAGCATCATTTACTACAACAGATGTTTCAATCCGAAATGTTTTGATTTCATCTGATATTGACTCATTTATGAGATCAAGAAACACAGAATTTGTTGCAGCGAATCTTAAACCTAAAACACGTTATTATCATTTCTTAGATAATAAAAAAGGTGTTGACTTGGTTCCTAAATTAATTGAAATTAAAAATTCAAGTGGTGCTGATGGATCAGATGGTATATTCCAAATTGGGGAGACCGTAGTTGGTTCAATTGGAAATAAAACAAGAGTTAGATTTAGACTTGCTCAACCAAATCATAAGAGAGGTAAGTTTGACGATCCTAGAACTACTTATAAATCAAATCCGTACTCAAAGACCCCTGCAGGAGGCACAGCAGAGGTACTACCACTTATCTATAGTCAGACATCATCTGTGCTAAACGTGGACACTGAGGCGATGGCAGAGGAGGCACAGGGAAGTTACTTTGGATTTATTAAAAAGAATATGAAACTTGTTGGAAAGACAAGTGGAGCAGTTGCTTATGTAAAAAATATTAGGCTTATTTCAGACTCACAGGGTGATGTTCTTGGAACATTTTTCTTAAGAGATCCAAATGCAAAACCACCAGGACCAAATGTCAAAGTAGAAACCGGAACTAAGACATTTAAATTATCATCAGATAAGAATAATGATCCTGGTTTACCCGGTAGTAATGATGTTTCATTTGCTGAAATTAATTACGTATCAAACGGAACTGTTGAAAAATGGCAAAATGAAGTTACTACAGCAAATACTGTTAATACTATAAATCTAAGCACAAATATTGGATTTGACGTTCAAACAATTAATGTTGATACTATAACTACAGAATTTTATGATCCTCTTGCTCAAACATTTGTTGTTGGTGGAAACATAGAGGCACCTTCTGATATTGATACAAATGATGATATTGATGGTGCATTCTTAACTTCTATTGAAGTATTCTTTGCAAAATGTGATCAAAAATCAGCACCAATTACATTCCAAATGAGAACTACTGAATTAGGTATACCAACTCGAAGGATTATTGGTACACCTGTTGTTCTTTTCCCTGACTCTGTAGTAGGAACAGATGCAGACGGAAATGATATTTTACTTAAAAATAATACATCATCAGATGCATCAGTTGGAACTAAGGTGACTTTCTCCGAACCTATTTGGTTACCACCCGGTACTGAGTATGCTTTAGTATTAGTTTCTGATAAGAGTATGGATTATGAAGTGTGGACTGCAATAATGAATGAACCCACTGTAAACACTCAGAATTTACCAACTGCTGAACAGACCACATACTCCACACAGTATGCAATGGGTGCATTATTTAAATCTCAAAATGGTTCACTTTGGACAGAAAACCAATATCAAGATATGAAGTTCAAATTATATAAAGCAGACTTTGTACCAAGTTCAGGAACTGCAACCTTCTATAATCCTGATATTATTACTCCTGATGATTCAACACCAGATGAAAATAGCATTCAAGTTCCAAGATTATTGAGTAATCCAATAACAACATTACCTAAGAAAGGTAGAATTGGAATTAATACCTTTACAGCAGCAACTGGTGATGGTGTGGTTGGTTTATCAACTTTACTATCCGTTGGTAGAAAAATAAATGCTCATAATAAGGTAGAAAATACTGCTATTATTGAAGCTCTTGGAGGAAGACCAAGCCAAGTTGGTGTAGCAACTGGTGGAAAAAATTATGCAATAGGTGCTGCTGAAATTCCTACATTTAACATCATAGGTGAGGGTAGTGGATTAAAAGTTAAAATTAACAGTATCGAAGTAGATGGTGCTATTAAAACACTAGCAATACCAGTTGATGGTGCAGGAGAAGGTTATAAGAAAGGTGATATTATTGGTATCGTTACTGCAAGTTCAAACAAAAATAAAGGAAGAGGTGCTCAGATTAGAATTGGTGAGATTCAAGGAACTGATACACTTTACTTGACAAACATACAAGGAGCAAATGCTTCTTGGACTAGTTCAGTTGGACAACCACTGAGTTATCGTGAGACTGGAGGAACAGGAAGTGTTGGATTAGGTACAACTACTGTAACCAGTTACACTGCTGCTGGTGCACCAAATGATGGTCAAACTTTTACAGTTCAAGATTTTGAACACGGAGAATACTCTAGTGTGAATAAAACAATTATTAAGGGTATTCAACCAGATACTCCGATTGTTAATTTAAGTGCAAGTATCTCTGCAACTGATACACAATTAGAAGTTGGTACTGCACAAACATCCAAATTTGCT